TCTAATGTTTATGCCAAATAAATTGGGTATATCTAATATTAATACAACTAGAAGGAATCATGAAGGTGGACATATGAAGTACAATAAATATATAAATGAAAGATTAGAACACGAATGTCCTTTTGAAATTAGTCGCGAAGTCCGACACTGTTTAATGAAGGATACATTTGTACCCTGGAAATGATTGGAATTAAGCTTTCGCCCGGGATCGAACCGGGGTTAGTGGATTCAAAGTCCACGGTCATAACCTCTAGACCACGAAAGCTTGATTACAATGTAAAATTAATATACTCCTCCATTCGGGATCGAACCGAAGACCTTGCGGTTAACAGCCGCACGCTCTAACCAACTGAGCTATGGAGGAGTGTATTAATTAAAATACATATTTTTTGTAATTTTAAGGAAGTTTCTTAATCATATCAAAAATTTTATTAGCAAGTGCTTTATCTGCTTCAAGAAGTTCTTTTAGTTTTTCTGGGTTTTCCATTATTTCTTTGATGTACAATGTATGATCTACAGCGTCCATTATAAATGTGTATTTTTTATTTCTTTAAATCTATTTATATATTCATTTACTCGTCGGCGACTTCAACCTCTTCTTCCTCTTCCTCTTCGTCTTCAGAGTCTACGATAGAGTATCCAGATAGCTTGTTACTCTTGTAAATCTTTGCCTGTACTAGCTTGTATCCTACGCCAAACTGTGTCTTTCCTACAAACCACACCCCAGTAGTCTGGATAAGGCACACGGCTTCACAGCCACGAGGAATAGCATCGCTATTAAGCTGACCGTCGTCATCTAGAATGTTAATCTCCTTCTTATTTTCATCGTAGAGCTTAAACTGTGGTTCTCCCTTCTTAATATCAAATGGGAGCTTCACCTTAAGATTAGAAGGCCACTTTGAATCCTTTGGAAACTTCTCGCCGGACTTATAAAATTCATTTACAAGTTCGCTGCTTAGCTTCTTTCCAAACCAAGTTTCGTTCTTGGTAGGCATTTCCTTCGCAGCGTTATCGATAGCACGAATATTATCAGTAAGCTTGTGTAGGTGCTCGTTCTGAGTATCCGCGTTAGCCAAAGACAAGGAAATGTGATACTTTACTGGACCATTTTCTGGCTTTGAACTGTCGATACCAAAGGGGATTCGTACTCGGCAAGTTTGAAGGAAAAAGGGGCCAGTGCTTTCACCGTTGGTGTAATTTACAAGAACACTCTGTCCTCCTAGCTTATTCTGCCTTGGCGGCAAAAAAGTAATCTTGTCCTTGTCGAATTCGTGAGCGAGTAGAATGCTGCTAGCCATTGTGTATCTGTTGATAAATATATCTATTTTTTCTCTTTAAGTTGGTTAAATTTCTGTAAAAAAAATACAAATGTAAACTTAAATGTACACCATTTTACTGATTGTACTTATTATTACACTTTTAGAAATTTACAATTTACTACCTGAAAAAATTAACGAAAAAATTAACGAAAAAATTCGCGATACTGAAAACGAAAATGACTTGAAATTCAACGAATATTTAGTCAAAACAGATACAAATGTATTACATTATCCTGGAAAGATACTTATAAAAGAAAATAACAATATTATATTGAAATATAAAGATGAAAGTATACTAATGGAAAAGGGTATAATTTATAACATGAAAGATGATTTTGAAATTGAAATAATTAATATTGGTAATAATGATATATATTACTATTACACCAGTTCATGAAGATAATTCCTTGTTCTGGAAACCATACATTTACTGTAATAATTTTACACGGACTTTATCAGGATACAATAGAGATTGAATCAATGATTAGAAGTATCAACCGTGATTTTATTAAATGGATAATTTTAGAAGGAAGAGGTACAAAATGGTACAGCTATTACACTCAAAGAGATAATCATCAGCGACATGATAAGATAAATTACATTCAATTTACGAGATCTTGTAGTTGTCTTAAAAAGATTGTTAAACAAGAATTGAGATACACACCACGTGAAAACTTATACATGTTAGGGATTTCACAGGGTGGAACAGTGTGTATTAATACAGCACTGAGCCTAAAAATTAAATTAGGTGGTATAATTTGTATAGATACGATATTTTTATCGGACTATATCTCTGATATTTCTTTTTTAAGACAAAAATTCATAGTTCTTATTTCTTCAAAAGACAAGATTTATAATCCAAACTTTCAAAAAAATTGCTATGATCTTCTTAGATTTTTTGGAAATGACATAATTGTAACAGAAAGAAATAAAAAACACTGTGAAGACATTTCTGAAATATGTGATTACATACAAACAATTTTTACAAAAAAATAATTTACTTAAAAAATGAATAGATACAATAATACACTATTATACAATGTACGCATTTGAAGAATATACATTCGACGAGCGCGCAGAGAATGATCTTGAAACGCTAGAACTTCTTGAACAAGAACGAATGTGGAATGTTATTTCTAATTTTAAAGAATTTATTTCAAAGGAACCGGAATTTATAGGTATTAACAGGTTGTCCTGTCAAGGAATTCTGAACGTAATCGAAACAAGTACATCTAATAAAAATAACAAAGAATATCCAGAGTGGCAAATGTCATTTCTAATTGATCTTATTAATGAATTGGGACACATTTCATACGATATTAACTTTATTAAAAATGTTTACGATAACATTTACAATAAAATCTACATTTAGTCAAATAGTTTTTGTCTAAGAATTTTATTTTTTTTATAAAACTCGTCATATTTTTTACTTTCATTGAGAATGGTTACTGTACTTAGACTACTCTTAGTTGCTAAATCTGCCAAAGTAAAAATCTTGTCCGTATTTTTTGAAATGAAATAAATTAAACCGTACATTTGTTTATCCTTTAGAGGATCTTTTAGGTAATCTTTCATATCGCGTTTAACAGTTTTAATTTTATATTGAATTTTTTGAGGAAGTTCTATGTCACTATTAGAACCAATGGGTACAGATATGTACTTTTCAAACGCAGTTCCTTTAAATATATCTTTTAACCTGAAGTTGTATGAGTATATATCACCAATAAATGTATCTGTAATGCTCGATATACGCTGAATGGATACATTTAAATTATTAAAAACCATTGGATAATAAATTGTCCATGCTAATAGCGCCATTCTTTCTTTACCTGATAATGTTTTAGCTGAAATTAAAACATTGTACCACATTGAAATAATTTCTTTTTCTACTCTTTCGAACGGAATAGGATTATAATATACTCTTAACTTGTCCAATATTTCATTTAATTTTTTAAGACCGTTTGCTATTCTTTGGTCTTCTAAGTCAGATGACAACCAAGTGTTAACTTTAGAAAGGTCTCTAGAGACCATTTTTCCGTCTTTCATTACATTTATAATAAGTGTCCCGGGTTCAATGAAAGTACCGGCTGAGAAATTTATGTCTTGTTTAAATGTTTTAAAAGGATTTACATTTAAATCTGTCTTTGCGAATCCGCACTTATTACAAAGTTTTTCATGATTTGAATATATTATATCACTTGACTTACATATTTCGCATACGTCCGGCAAAGCGTCGTCTACGGGCGTAAATGAAATTGGATCCGTGACTATTCCTTGTTTTTTAAGACATTCTAAAAGATATTCTTTTTGTTCATCACGGCTTTTACCGGATATACTCTTCTGTAATAACAATGCGGTCAATTGCTTTGACATACTTAATTATAATTAATTATTTTATTTTGTAATAATAAATATGATGCAATTAATTTATGAAGCCGTTGTTGTCGGTATAGCATTTGTAATATTTGGTAACATCGCAGCATTTCTCGTTGGTCCATTTTTTAAAGTAGATCTCCCGGAAGAATGTAAAAATTGGAATAAATTTTATGCAATGGAGATCACGCTTTTTGTAGCAGGCGTTCTTGGTCACCTTGTTTTTGAATTCTCGGGTGCTAATAAATGGTATTGTAAAAATGGTTTTGCGTGTATGAGAAATGTGTAAAAATGTGTGAAATGTGTAATGTATTTAACAACAAAGAGCCCACGCGGGGGATCGAACCCCGAACCTCAAGATTAGAAGTCTTGCGCGCTATCCAATTGCGCCACGCGGGCTCTTTGGTGTTTTAAAAAGTAAAATCAACAGGTATATTACCGATGAATAACGGTGCGTAAAATTTAACTATTTTAATGTCTGGATAAGGTGTTTTGATATTTATATTATTAATATACTTATTAGCATAAACTAATGCTTTTTTATGTCCCATTCGAGGTTCATTTAAGACGTAATACATATATAATATGTAATTTAATTTTTTACCCAGATATCTTTTACAAATTTTCTTTTTAATTAAGCACTCTTTGGATTGCGAACAACGCGCTTTTTCGGAGGCGCCTTTGGGACATCTTCCTTTGGGTCGTCGGTTACTACATCGGCGTCTGGGACAACATCAACTGGAGGGGGAAGCTTTTTGCGCGCAGACTTAGGCTTAGTATCAGTTACTGGGACAGGAGCATCCTCAGTCGCCTTCTCAAGAGCTTTCTTGTCCTTCTCAGACATTGGGTAATGTGGCTTAAGGTAACGCTGAATGTTGAAAAATGTAACAGGCTGATCTGGATCGCGAAGTAGAGCCTTGAGTGCTAGACCCTCTGGCTTCTCGGTTAGCAGCATAAAACGACGGTTCGCTGGGTCCTGTAGCTCGTGCTTCCTGATGTAATCGTTGATGCCCTGAGTAACATCTCGGCGCGAGTGCTCAGTATCGGGCTCAAAACCTAGAAACTTACACAACTCGTTAGAAATGGCTACAGGCTTGTGAAGAGCAGATGTCTTTGGAGGAGCATCTGGATCAACTTCCGCGGGAGGCTTGCGCCCTCGCTTACCCTTATTTACCTCTTTCTGTAAAACCTTCATGCGCGCACTAAGACTCTTAGTGGTCTCCATGAGAGCCGAAAAATCCTTAATTACAATTTCAAACTTCTCTTGAGTTGTCATTGGGGCGACAGTTTCCTGCGAATCGGCCATTTTTTTTTATTATAAGATATTATAACGTTTTTCTTTAAGTATGTTTACTTTCACGCGTTTAAATTAAAGCTACTAAAAGAATTAAATTAATAATATATTTAATTATGGAAAATACAATTGAAAATGTTGCCGACTTTATTAAGCGTTACAAGTCGGTTGCTAATGTAACATTTACGCTTGGTAAGTACACAGATGAATTTGGGTTTGAAAAACACATATTTCATAAAGATAAATACATTTGTATTCTCAATTTACTCAATTCTAATCCAAATTGGGAAAATAAAGATGAAAAGAATTACGAAAAATTTAATGCATGTCCTTCTAAAATTATAGACACTATCATTTATAAGATTAAAAATAGCCCTTACGATCTTATTGTAACCGCTGAAAGTAAAAAATCCCAGGAAATCTACGTTTCAGAGGATTACATCAAAAAAGAACTACATTTTCTAAGGAAGTATCATACATTTCAACTTGATTGTGAAAATAGTATATCTCTTGGAGATATTTACAGTTTTAAATTAAATCTACGATGTAATTCAAACCCAGATACTTACAATTCTCATTCTAGTCTACTTAAAATAATAGACATCATAAAGGCGGTAGACATTGATAATTCAGGAGATTATGTATTCGAAAAATTGTAAAAAAAAAATTAACTTAAACAAATAATAAATATAATTGTGTATTATGATGATTACATTTAACAGCTTTAATGAACACAATAAAGCTATCACCAGAGAAGACATTACTAGAATTACAGGTTATAATCCTATTAATGTTTTAACATACCAGAAAGCTTTTATTCATAAGAGTGTTCTTAGGTTTTTAAGTGATACAGAACTAAAAAATTCTTATGAGCGTTTTGAATTTCTAGGAGATTCTGTATTAAATTTGATCATAGCAGATTTTTTATTTCATAAGTATCCAAACGAAGAAGAAGGTTTTCTTACTAAAATTAAAACTAAATTGGTTAACGGTAAGACACTTGCCTATTTCACAAAGAAATTAAATTTAGATCAATTTCTAGTTATCAGTCAAAATGTAGAAAAGATACATGGAAGGAAAAATGACCGTATTCTAGAAGACATCTTTGAAGCATTTTTATGTTCTATACATTTAGATTTAGGATATAAATATGTAGAACAATTTGTACTTAATTGTGTGATTAAATTTATAGATTTTGATGAAATTCACGAAGATAACAATTATAAAGACATTCTACTTAGAAAATGTCAAAAGTTGCTTCAAATTAATCCGGAATATGAATTGATTTCTACATCTGGACCCGGACACAAGAAAACATTCACGAGTATAGTTATAATAAACGATAAACGATATTGTACAGGTATTGGCTTTACGAAGAAAGAATCGGAACAAATAGCTTCCAAAAATACTCTAGAAGTATTCTGAGAATGATATTATGTAAGATTTTTTACTATAATTTCAATTATGTCATCGGGTAATTTATTGAAATAAGAATATATGTTCTCGATGTATATATAATTATACCAATTAGAATATTTTTTAATAAAAGCAACTTCATTGTATTCTAGAAGTACATTTGTTACAGTTAAAGCGGGAGACCAATTAGCATAACATGTAAGACTATTACAGCAATAACATGCGCCGTTATTCAATTTTAAAAATTTAGATTTTACTCCATATAAAGACGTATAAAAGAAATCCAAAACCTTTGGATCAAAATTTTTATTCTTGTTTATTTTCGACAAATGTATATCATAATTACCAATTACTAGATCGTTATAGTAAATTTTATAAGGTTTGAATGGATAATCCCCCGGGATTATAAGTCTTAATAATATTTTATTATTCATTTCAATTTCAAGGATATTTAAGTCGTCAAAAATTATAGTAAGTTTTAACTTATCGAAGAATGATCTAACGTGTTCATTACATTTAAACGTCTTTATTTGTTCTATTTCTTTATTAACTCTTTTAAGAGACATAATTCTATTGTTATATAATAAATTATCTCTTTATAATTACTAATAAGAAGCTCCTGTACTACCAAAACCGCCAATGCCTCTAGAGGTATCAGTATCTACTTCAGAAATTTGAAACTTAGGAAGCATCCCATCGAATGCTACAATTTGAAAATAACAACAGCCTTCTTGAAGAAGAACGTCAGTGTCTCCTATATTATCAACTACTACCATTACATCTCCGCGGTAGTTCTTATCAATGATGCCGATTGAATTTGCTAAACGCACATTCGTTTTTGAAATAGAACTTCTCGGTACAAGCATATACCCCTTATTTTGTTCTCCCTTGAATTTAAGATTAATTTTATGAGATTTAGCACGAGTTGGTACGATTTCCGACTTTTGCATAGGAATATCAAGACCCACGTCTTCGTTTCGACGCGCCTTTTCATAAGTTGGATGATTTTTCCAAAAGTAGTCATTTTCAGGATTAACAGTGATAAAAAGTGTCATAGAATGTAAATGTAAATGTAAATGCTGTATTTTTTTAAATCTATTTAAGAATAAACATTATAATGTAATATCTACGGTTATGTCTGTTTTAATTACTAATTCTCGCGTTATTAATTTATCTAATAAAATTTCATTTGTTGGAAATAATGGTTTTGTTAAAATTGTAGATGTTATGCCCCGTGTAATTCCAGAAGGTTGTAAAACCTTGATGTGCGATCACGCCATAGTTCAAGCAGCGAGAGTGTCACTCAATGAAGGCATCAAGACAACTGAAAAAGATGTCAAATTAATTGATTTTCTAATTAGACATAAACATACTAGTCCTTTTGAGATGGTAAAGTTTAAGTTTCACGTAAAAGCTCCTATTTTCGTCCAGAGACAATGGATTCGTCATCGTATGGCAAATGTAAACGAAATCTCTGGGAGGTATTCGGTTATTAACCCGGAATTTTATTATCCGGATGCGATTTACGATCAAGGTAAAATGAACAAGCAAATGTCTGGTAATAAAATTGAATGTAAGAATACAAATGAACTATTCCAGAGTTATATGAATAATTCTTTGAAACAGTATAATATGTATAAAATGCTTGTAGATAAAGGTGTATCACGTGAAATAGCACGAATTGGACTACCGCAAAATATGTACACTGAATTTTATTGGAGTATCGATCTTCATAATCTTCTTAATTTTATTCGCCTTAGATCTGCCTACAACGCCCAATCTGAAATTAAAGAATACTCGGACGCTATGAAAGAACTAATCACGAGTCTTGTTCCAAATACCATTAAGTCTCATGACAAGTACAATACTACCTAAATATAAGAAATTTACTAATGAATTTATAAAAAAAATTCCTATATGGACTAATAAATTGAATTCCTTCGAATTCTTCCATTAATATATTAGCAAAGTTTCTCTGTTTTGTTAAATTGTCTAGTTTTCCATCAATTACACCTGTTATACTTTGACGCGAGTTGTAATTAAATGTTTCAAATTTTATATCAGAGTCTATTTGAAAATATAACAATTTAATTTTTAACATAATTCTACTCATTACTTTTTTTTGGTATGCGTAGAATTTTGTAATTGTCGAAATGTGTAAAATTACTTTATTTTTGAGTGTTTCTACCAGGTGTTTTTTCTCAAAAACTAAATTGTCAATTGATATACCATTTTTAACCCTCACTGAATCATCTTCTATTTCATAATTAGTTTTAGAAATATACAACTTAACGTTTGCTATAAAGTTTACAATCCAATTATGTATCTTTATTATACTTTCAAATGGATACATTTTATAATTGATATCATCAAATGGTTGAAAATGTATTCTATTTGCCTCTTCATAAAAATCTGAATATTGTAATTCATAAAATCCTTGTTTAATCCTTAAATATAATTTATAATATTGGCCGTATGTATAATAAATGTGATATTCAAAAAATTTCTTGTGATTAGATAATTCTAATTCAGTAAGATTTATCTGATATAACATAGTATCTAATGTCATCATAAAAGCTTTATTCTTTTCTGCCTGTTTTATATACTGATTGTAAGTACTTTTGATATGAATACATTTTTCTTCTATTTCATCTAATATTCTAGATATGTCATTTTTATAATCTTCTATTTTAACAAAATCTTCGGGGATTTCCATGGATAATATATCTAAATTAAAATATTATAAATGTGTAATAAAATAAATGTGTAGTGACAGTGTTTCAATTAAAGAATACGTTTCTTGGGAACCTCATCATGAGACTATATTTGTAGATTGGGCGGATAAAGCGTCATGCTATAAGTGGTTACATAACAAATCTTATTTAAAGTATCACATGAAGAGAAATATGTTTACAATTCCAGTTATTATTATGTCTACTTTAACTGGAACTGCTAATTTTGCTCTCGAAAGAGTTCCCGTCGAGTATCAGGATACATGCTCTGTTATAATCGGAAGTGTTAATATATTAGCTGGTATCATCACAACTATAGGTCAATTTTTAAAATTAAATGAACTTACAGAAAGTCACAGAACAGCAAGTGTAGCCTGGGATAAATTCCATAGAAGTATACGTATAGAATTAATAAAAGCACCCGAAGAGAGACCGGATGTAAATTACTTTATGAAAACATCGCGTGATGAATTTGATAGACTTATGGAAACTTGTCCGGAGATAGATAAAGGCATCGTAGAGATGTTCAGAAAACAGTTAACCACTGGAATAGACAAAAATGACATTATTCGTAAAAATAAAAATTTTAATAAATTGATAAAGCCCGAACTTTTTAATGAAATTAATTCTCTACAGGATTCTGTGTATAAACGTTCTGAAAAACTTTCTGAAATTGACGTCAATGAAAAAGTTAGAATAGAAAAATTACTTTTTGAGAAAGAAGAATATAAAAACAAAAGTAGAATTATATTATCTTTCATTGACACGTTCAAAGCAAAGTATGGTAGAGAACCTTCCGACGACGAATTGTATTCAAATTTAAAAGACCTTAATTTAACACCGCCTGAGATTAAGATTATAGTCGAACAGTAATAATTACAGAAAAATATAAATCTTAAAATATATAAATAAATATAATATACATTATAGTATGCAGGTCGAGAAACTCAAAGATTGTCTCGTAAAATTAGCAATAAAATCCGGGTTCGATAATTTCGAAGATTTTGTTAAATACAAAGAAAAAAACGTTTGTAACGGAATTTACGAAGCAGTTTACCCAGAAATTCAAGTAATTTCTACAAATGATGATAAGATATATGTTGACAATTTAAAAGTGATGACTGCACAGAATTTATATGATAACAAGTCTGGAGACATAATAAAACTAACGGATGAGATGTCTAGAAAGTTGAATATCTCGGAACCTCCAATTGGGTGGTGGGCTTCTGAAAAATGGGATGGTATTCGCGCATTATGGGACGGAGAAAAAATGATATCACGGGGTTCAGGCGTTGGTAAACCAAAAGTTTACACATATATTCCAGAATGGTTTAAAAATACATTGCCCCCTGGTATTCCATTAGATGGGGAAATTTGGATTGGTAGGGGTCTCTTTCAAAAAACAAGTAGACTTTCAACATTAAAACCCGGTAAAAGTTACACAGCCGAGAAAATAGAAGAAATTTGGGCCGGCGGTGACGACCCACCTGTTGTTTTCAAAGTATTTGATATTCCCAACGATCCTCGACCATTTGAAAGAAGAATGGCTTTTCTACAAAATGTTGTAAAAGATCGCAAGGTTTGTTGGAATAATTTAATGTACCCGGGTAAAAAGACATTTCCTCTTCAATTCACAGATCAAGTTAAAATTAAATCTATTGAGCAGCTCATCAAATTATATACTAATTTAACAACAGAAGGAGCTGAAGGTATTATGCTAAGAGCTCCGGGTTCGCCCTATCAGACTAAAAGAAGTAAATACATGCTAAAGTATAAAATTAAAGAAGACGCAGAGTGTATACTCCGAGAGTATATTCCGGGAGATGGAAAATACATTGGTATGCTTGGCTCTTTAAAGTGTGAATTAATGACAGATGGTAAACCGAGTGGTATATTTACACAGATAGGTACAGGTTTAAACGACGCTCAAAGAGAAAATTACAATAATCCAAATTCGGCAGAATTTATACCAATAGGAAGTGTAATTTCATTCAGTTATATGGAGATGACGAAGGAAGGTGTACCACGTCACCCCGTTTACAGAGGAATCCGCGATGACATATCTGTCACGAAACAAATGAAGATACCTGTAAAAGATGTTAAAAAGATTTTGTCTAAACTAATTGCTAAAATAGTTTCCGAAAAAGAAGCAAATTGGACTTTCAAAGTTAAAAGTTATAAACAAGCGAATGAAATCTTGAAAGACTCAATGAACTTAAATTCTGTAGAAGACTACATTAAAGTTCTAAGAGAGGGAGACATGAAATTAGCAGGGGAAGAAAACTTTAAAGCTAAGAACGGAACTTGGAAAAGTTCTATATTACAGAAAATAGACGGTATTCTAAAAACGGGACAAACTGATGGGATATCACTTACAGAACAGGATCAGAGATCTCTTGCCATTGAAAATCTTACAAAGGTTCCAAATATCGGACCAAGTACGGCGGCAAAAATATATGACACTGAGGAAATTACTACAGTTGAAGAACTGAAGTATTTATATACTGTGAATAAAGACGTCCTAAATGAAAAGCAAGCAATCGGTCTTAAACATTATGATGATTTGATGCTTAGAATTCCTCGCAAGGAAATGGACTCTTGGAACGAAATACTGACTGACATCTTCAAAGAGACGATGACTGAATTAGGTATATCTGGGGAACTTATACTAGCAGGTTCTTATCGTAGGAAAACCCCCGACTCTGGAGACATTGACGCTCTAATTACAACAGATGTTAAAAATCCAAGAGTCATGAATACATTTTATAATAATTTAGTTAAAAGGGGCGTAATAGAAAAAACAAACGTTCTTGCAAAAGGCCCCACTAAGATAATGGCTGTTGCTAGTATTGATGAACATTATCGTCATCTCGACATCTTTTATCATCCTAGAGAAACTTTCCCGTTTGCTATACTCTTCACAACTGGTTCTAAAGAATTTAATGTTAAAATGAGAAAATTTGCTCTTGAAAAAGGTTACTCATTGAACGAACAAAACTTAACTAAAAAGTCCCCCAGTGGTTCAAAAGTGACGCAAATGGAATATATCACTTTAATAGAAAAAGAAATTCCGGAAACAGAAAGAGACATCTTCGATTTTCTTGGATATCCTTATATTCAACCAGAATTGAGATAGATAAATAAATAAAATTTAAATAATTTCATATTGATAAATGACAAACTGTTATTCATATGAAACTATTAACGAAAGTGAAAATCCACTATTCAAAAATGTTGATTTAACCATCGTTTTAACCATGAAAGATTCTAATAGATTTAAGAAAGACCCTCTTCTTATTAATTTATCAAAAAAAACATTGTATCAACACAATAAAGGTTACAAAAACTGTAAAAAACCTGACACTATCAAAAGAACTACAGAAGATGTAACGCACGCTTATTATACAGCATTTGAATACGCAAAAAATTACAATAACATTATCATACTTGAGGATGACGCGGAAGTTTTAAACTATAATCCGGAACACTATAAAAAAATAGATAACTACATAGGTTCTAACGATTTTACTATTATATCAATGGGTTCGCTTGGGTTTTTTACCAATGTGAATGAATTGTTTTACCGCACAGACCCAATGGCTTTCGCACAAGCTCATATACTTTCTAAAAAAGTAAGAACTGAAATTCAAAAAGATATGCTAATTAAAAAATTTAAAGGCCATGTAGATGGCGTTTATTTTTCTCCAAAAAATGTACTAGTGTATCGCGAACCACTTATTATACAAGTTTTGGCTGAGACGGAAAACTTTCAAACTTGGGAAGGAGCTCCTCTGTGGGCTCATAGACTTGCTGCCGAGATACAAGGTCTTAGAGAAAATAAACAAGGATGGTATAAAGCATATCTTCTATGTAAATCTGGTGCAGAATTTAGAGAGCATCAAAACTTTGTATTCGCGTTATTATTAATTTTACTGTTGTTTTATTACAAAAAATAATTAATATTAAAATTAAAAAAAGATGTATAATTAATACACACTCGTCAATGGAACCATTTAAAGATCCCAAGGTAGAAGAACAGTTTGATAAACTAGTTAAAAATTTTCTGTCTAAAAATGAAAACTTTGATATGTCAAAATTTATCGGCGGAATGCCTATTACTTTAGAAAAAACAGACATGCCAAATTTAATGATTAAGGGTCCAAATGATAAATCAAAATATACTGTTACTCAAAAAGTTGATGGAACAAGATATCTTATGTATATCGGTCCCGATACGGGTGTAGCAAATGTAAAACAAAGGAAAGTATGTTTTGTAGATCGAAATATGAAACTAAATACCCTATCAAATTTCAATTTACCAGATGTAAATACTCCCGAAATGCTTTTAGACGGGGAATTGGTGTTTTTTGACATCAATGGTAAACCACATAGGGAACTTGACCCTGTTAAAATAAGGGGTGTTTCTTTCATGGTTTTCGACATTTTATTTGGACCTGAAAAAATTTCTATCGACTCTGATGGCAAAAAAGTAATAGGACAATCTTTTTCCATGATGGTTCCGGAAGATAACAGGCTCCGCAGCGAACCGTGGCCTTATATATCAAGATATGACATTCTTGCTAAAATGATAGATCCAAATCTGACTCAGTTTAACAATGGAGAACCATTATTACCAAATGCTTTTAAATCTGTAGACGCCTTTAATATTGAACTAAAACCAATTTATTTTCTAGATACTCTACTGTCAGCCACATTACCCCTATACAATGCAGTAGGTTCTGGATGGCTTCAGGCACAGTTGAAACATCATCGCGCGAAATATTACGATTACATCTCTACTATAAAGAAAAATGCGGACAAATTTAAGGGTAAATTAGAATTAGATGGGTTAATTTTTACAGCCGCTGACACATTATATACAATTGGAAACTGGAATAACCTCCTTACTGGACAATACAAATGGAAACCCGCCACAGAACAGACGGTTGATTTAAAAATAGTTAAAATTACGGATACCACTGCTAACGTCCAAGTTATAAAAGGAAATACATTGGAAATTTTTCAAGATCGGGGAAGACCCATTGTTGTAAATGTCCCGGCTGCGGTAAAATCTGGAACTATACATGAATTTACGGCAGATTTTAAGTGGAAAAACCCAAGAACTGATAAAACGAGACCAAATGCTATAAGAACGATATTAAATGTTATGCGCAGCTTCAAAAATCCAGTAAATGTAGACAACGTCATTGCTTTTCTCAAACCAGATAATGAAAAGGCTTATCGCATCATACTCGAACATTCTTCGAAGGCGAAATTATTCAAATGTATAGCCGCATCAGAAAATGTTAAACTTTTAAAACGAGATGACATTTCTAAAATTGAAGAAATGATTAAAAATGTAAATACGACAAAAGACATTGAAGTCGAAATGAGACTTGGTAAAATAAATAAGTCTGGAAAGACTTTTTTCAACCCCATTTTATCAAGGACAGATTTTGAAAAAATTCTAAATGTAATAGGAAGATTTGGATTTAAGAAGGACATCACGGATTTTATAGACATATACAATGACGGTGTCAGAACACGCTACATCTATTCGTATGATTTTGGAAAATTTATACAGTACGAGAGTGTCATCAAGAATAGAATATCAAATGTAGACGTTGAAATTTCTAATGTACTGTCGTTTGATACTCGATTTTCTTTATCCACTGAAACGCGTGTTATGAAATCCAATACTGTCGGTGATACAAAGAGAAAATACCGCATTTCTTTCACTGAACCAAATTCATTATTCAGAGTAGACTTTACTGCTATAACATCTGTTGAATACTCTCCGGAAACTAGACTGTTCAAAACTAATGATAACTCCGATGAAAAGTTTCAGATAGAAATTGAATTCATCAGTGATAATATAAATGTCAATGAATTGTTTAAATTTTTGACTCATCTATTGAGTATTTGATAAAACGGTACCAGAATTTACAAATACATTATTCTGAGAAATGTACCACTCGTCTGGGTCACTGAAAAGGGAAATATCAATAGGTCTGAATTTAGTGTACAAGTTATTCAAAACATCGTTATACATTTCTTTTCTTTCCGTTTTACTTAATATACTTATCTTGCGTTTAGGAACAATGTTTCCAGAGAAATCCCTGTTAATTTTAATATTTACATAATCACCTCGTAGTAATTTATCTGGAATTTCTCTTTTTGTAAATTCATACTTATTAAGAAAATTCAATCCCTCGGGAAAAGAAATGTCACTGTGTCCAAATTTAATAATTGAACCTTTTGTAAGTTCTAATACCTGAAGTTCAATTATGTCATCAGTGAGGTCTTTTTCGCCCCAAGTTATGTAATCACAAATATTTGTGTTTATAAATAATAATGTATTTAGTTTATTTTCACTTATAAAGTAATTGCTGCCTTCTATTACATCATTAAAAAAATCGGGGAAAGCAATAATTTCATCTGAAATACTGTTTAACATGGAATTTTGTAGCTCCAAAATTGTTTGATTTCTTCTTTTAAATGGAACGTTTGTATATGATTCGTCGTAATAAACCAAATCGATTATGTGAAATTCATTTACATTTTCTATATCATTTTTCCTTAGATACCCGAATAAAACGATGTCAGCATCAAAATTATTTGAAATTTCAGAATCTATACTATTTAGTTCTGAATTAATGTAAAAATTCCCACCCGGTCCAAGACACAAGTAAAATGGATAACTATTACCCGGTACAGATTTTACCACAAATGGTATTGTTTTAAATAGATCTATGCTAGACATTGTAAGATTTCTCTTAGTAATTGAAACGTCTAAACGATTGAAAATAGCGGTGTTCTCAGGTAAACTCTTCTCATTTAATTCTGAAATCTTGTTCTTAATTAAATTACCACCCTGATTTACAACAAGGTCTAATTTTTTAAGATTAAGTTTAACACATTCTATTAATTGAAGCTTATCGAATGTATTCAACCCTGGAAATACTCTCGAGTCTCTTTTAAATGCTTCTCCTTGTACTGTTACAAGTTCGCCATCTTGGGTTCTAACAGTGTATTCGTTAGACTTTTTACTCTTTTTATTAATTACAGTTACCGTTTCGCTTCTTCCATTTAAAGAAATTTCAGCGGTTGAGCCGGGGGCGTTGCTACCAGGTATTAAAATTCCAGACCCAATGTCTTCCCCGTTTATTATATTGTATTTCTCAGCCTCGGCTTGATTTCTTGGAAATCCCTTTATAAGATAATCTCTCATAAGCTGAGCAGATTTTTCACTCTTTGCTTTACAACACGGATACCAAAGTCCGTCTGGACCCTGTACACCCTCTGGATTAAGATACTGATAATTGGGATCTGGACAAGTACCACTCCAAGAATATGGATCGGGTCTTTTTCCTTCTTTCCAGGTATTTCCATCATCGTCTACTCTTGTTTGTGTATTTCTACACACAGATGAAGGAACTGCATTTCCGGATACGGTATTATAAGCCTTAATTTCCTTGGACACCCTGTCTATTGATTTAGTTGTAAGAATTTCTTCTTGATTTCTGAATAAATTATTAAACGATGTTACTACATTTTCAAATAATTCTTTTTTAATAGATGTATCACCCTCTTGACACAAACCTTGCTGTATATTCTTATCGCTACATTTAGACAATGTCATGGTTATAGTTCCATATTTATTTATAATACACGTCATCTTTAATCCCGGAGCTGGTGTATTTACAAAACGAATGTATTCTTTAGACATTACCCCTGTTCGCGTCATTCTACCCAAAGAATATTCCCAATCTATTATACGAATGCCGCCAAAATTTATTATTTTTTTACCTGATGTAGTATTTTCGACCGTGGTGACACCACTGGGGATTACCTCTCCAGAAGAATCAAAAGGACTTATTAGATTGTCTAAGTTTTCAAAATCTACTTGTTTTCCATTGAAGTTGTCGAGCGTGAATTGTCCAGACATTGAATGGACGTAAGAATACTCGTCAAATAATTTATATTCTGAAGAACCGGTTATTTCTTCTAAAACCTCGGTATTTATTACATCAGAATCTTTTAGTCTTTCAATTAATTCAGATACCATATCATTGTATTCTTCTGGATCTTCCGGTACGTTAATTAAATTTATGAGACCATTTTTACTTATTCTAATTGATGTCTTATTATTTGATTTTTGATAAGAAATTATAACATTATTCAGAAATTGAGTAGTAGAAGTTTTTGCTGCCAGTTTTTTAGGACCTCTTTTTTTAAATACTCCACTGGAGTCAAAAGAAATCTCTGTTAAAACATTTTCATTTTCTTCATTTAAAACTTCATCCGGGGAAATTTCATCGTCTAATAATAATATATTGTTAAGTTCATCCTGTGTTATATTTCCATCGTTAATTTTATTTTTAATATCAACAAAGTCCCCGCTGTAACTTGGAACAAGTATGTAATTTTTCATTCCTTTTATAGTAAGCATTAGACTTTCTGGTAAAGGTGTATCACAGTCTTCGCGATGATCGTCTGGGCCTATAGAATCGCAAACAGAACAGTAAAGTCCCTTTTCTATTGGACCCTTCGGCGGTCTGTTATAATTGTCATTTATTGTTGCGTCTCCCAGGAATTTTTTTTGAGATAAACTAAGACTGTAGAAACCTTCTTCATCTTCATCTAAAGGAAAATCAGTTTTTAACTTATCAATGTCTACAATTTCTTCGGATGTATCAAATCTATTGATAAAAACGTTAATACCGTTGATTTTAATCTCGGATGACATTTAATATATAGAAAACATTATTTATTGGGAGTTAAAATTGATATAAAAAATGTAATTATATTGTAATAATACTTATGTCGACTAAAGAAATAGACAATTTCAATAAGCTTTTCGAGGAATTTCTGGAAAAAATAATATCAAAGTTTCCGTATACAAGACTTAAGACTTATTATCGAGGTTTTAAAATATTAAAGTCTTCTTCCCCGGCCACGCCTGCCAATTTATTTATGGCTGGTTGCATAGAATATAAAAACCAAATAAAACAAAGAGACGATAATTTTTTCTTAAAGAATAAATCTGTTAACGAAACTGCTAGAAATTTTGGCAATTTTACAGAAGATTGTGGTCTCGATACTTACTGGGATGAACTTACACCAGTTACAAAGAAAGCTATATGGGACTACATTCAGTCTCTTTTTGTACTTGGAGAAATTATCGTAAACAAAGACAAGACATTATTTAATAAGTATAATGGCATGTATGCATCTGATTACAAGTCTGAAATTAATAATTTACATACCGAAGATTTTTCTGTAGAATTCCTGGAGAAAATAAAATAGTTATGTAATATTAAATGACATCTTATTGGTTAAGTAACTTTTGTTCTTTGTTTTCATCGGTTAATGTTATTCCTTTTACAACCGACGATAAAAATTATCAATACAATTCCCTAACTAGACTTATAATTTTAGTGACTATATTGGGTTATATTTACACACAGGACATAAATGTTATATATTCGGGGCTTGTTTCTTTAACATTATCAGTTGTATTTTACTTTCTTACATTTAATACACCTGGAGTAGAAAATTCAATTGAAAATTATAAATTAGAAAAGGAAACCCCCGGCGATAAAATCGCCGCATCCGATGAAATACAAAATCAAATGAACCAAATATCACTAGATTATACCCCTCCAGACACTGATGACCAACGCAAACACATTTATTTTCTAGATGGAGATAAGTCTAAATCAAAAATTACAAAAGAAGTCGTCGATACTTCTGAATTTTTACCATCTGGTCCAAGAGTTATAAATTCTACCACAAAAAATTTAACAAAACTAAATAGAAATATTTAATTTAAAATTTATTATATCATAATATATAATAATGGAATACAAAGGAGAAACCGCCAAATCCAAAGTTATAGACTACAACTCAGAAGGTAGATATAATCAAGAAATGGATTACGCAGTGTTACATTCTGCTAAGGTAGAAGACAGGGCTGTGAGGGCCCTTGTTAAATACAATAAGGAACAAATAGAAGGTAAAGCAATGACTAAAAAGTTAAAACCTGTTGTTGTAAGAACTAGAAATAAAGCTATAGATCTTTCATCGGTGCCCGAAGGTATAAATGAAAGATATACGGCTAAATTAGTATCTTATAACAATAGACATTATATGCTATACGATACTGAAAATATTAATACCGGTGACAAAGATTATGAATTCACTCCTACTGAATATACTAAAAATACGGCTAAAGTTGTACCGTTTACACGACCAATCGATTATAAATATTTAGATGAAACAATTGGTAAATCAAGGGTACTTAACAAGGATGTAATCACTAACTCTAATAGATTAAGTAGAACAAATAAAACATTTTAAATTAAATGGGTATAAAAAAAAATTAATATAAATATTAAATAAAACGATGTATATGTCTTCAAATGTGGGCTCTGTAGCATATTCTTCAAGAGAGGGTATATTTAGCGTACCCGAAGAACAACGTATTTATTATTTTCAACCTGTAGCATTTGATATACAAACAGATGAGGACATCTTACACCCTCTTTTGTTAGCATTCTCGCATAGTCTAATATTAGGCGAGGACATCGGGGACGTGCATACAGAAGAAACTAAAAGGACCTTGACTGAAGATCAATTTAATAATTTAACTTTCAACCAAGCACTTTCAAATTGCTGTATTTGTATGGAAAATAAAAAACTAAATGTACAATTAAAATGTAATCATACATTCTGTAAAACGTGTATTAAGAAATGGCTCATTGAAAAATCAAATACGTGTCCAACATGCAGAAGAGAAGTTTAATTAAATATCTTAAATTTAATATTACAATTTAAAATATTTAATAATAATAATTATGAATACATTAACTACGTTGATAATAGTATTGTCTGTATTTGGATTATACATTAATTTGTATGGTAGGTCTAATCTTACCGATCCTGAACTTATGAATTCATCCTGGGTGTCTAAGATGTTTACAAAAGAAAAAAATGAAAAAGCAAATCTTTCCGATGAAGTGGAAAAAATAATTCAAGATCTTAAATTAGATCCTGAAATTATAAATTCGGCAAAAGATGTTTCTTCTGAAGAAATTGACAGTTTAATTAAGCATGCCGAAGAAGATAACATTCTTATGTCGGCACCTAAAATGTATAATGAACTTGGAGAAAAAATGAGTGAAGTAAAAGATTCTCGTATATTAAACTTAGGAAAAAATGTAAAGGGTGGCTCATCTACGAGAGTCCATGGCTGGGTCCGTCCATCTACGGTAGATAAAGTAGACGCCAATGGTAACCTTTCTAATGAAGACATCTCATACAAAAATAATTATCCATACAAAACATCCGAATTAAGAATGAAATCAGGTGATTCTAAGGTATTAGAAAGTGCAAATGATTTAACAACAACTAGAAGATACAAACAGGGTTCACAGGTAGGTACAATAATATTACCGGAAGATACTTCTGCATTTGACATTGACAATACATATACTGAGAGGGCGACTAGTATTTATAAAACTAGAATAGGATATGAAAATAAAATTTTACCAGATATTACGGGTGTTAATGCTAATTTAATAAAAGAAAGAGACAATATGAAGTTAAATGCCATAGAAGAAATGTCTGATAATGTAGAAATTAAAACAAGACCCAACCTTGTAGGATTTAAAGACCGTGCTGAACACATGAGAACACATGAAAGATTGTACCCGGTTGATAAGGTAAAAACAGATATGAAAAATATATCTCGTAATTACAATCTAAAATAAAATATTTACTAAAATGTAAATCATAATGAATATTACTGACCGTAATGTTGGTAAATTTAACAAAGAAATACAAAGTGTGGCCAATGACATCAACGTTAAGGTAAATTTACCAAAGAAAGACCCTAAAGAAATCAGGCAGATAAATAAAGTTCCACAGCAAAAGACCATCTCATTTAAAAAAATGATACCTTATGACGAAGAATATGCTACAAAAGGTAATAAGGTTGGTAGATCTAGTTATTATGATGATCTTGTAAACTCTTTAAATCTTAAAACAAAAAGTATTAAAGAAGATACACATACTCTATTAACTAGTACCGTGTCGGAAGTCAACGATACTGATACAAGGAGAATTATTCAAAAGGTAAACCCTAAGAATCAAGTATCTGGTATAACGGATAAAAACTTAATGTCTCATATAATTGTTCCAAGTTCTTTAGCGCAGCCGATAGTTCCAAAAAACGAAATAAAACCGATGGGTGTTTATCGTAAAGCAGATTCTACACCTTTACCTCCAATCGTAACACCTGTTACATCCAGCAAAGAAAAAATGATAACTATAAAATAATCTTATCTATTATTTCTTTATTATCTGCGAGGGTCTGTTCAAATATATTCCTTAGTTTTATTAGAGGTTGTTTAGAACCTATACTGTTTTGTATAGTTTCATATGACACCCATTTTACATCATTTATCTCTAAAAACTTTTTATCGATGTGTATCTTTGATATAAATTTTTTAGTAGACAAAAATCTGTGTCTATAATTGGTATTAAAAGGAACTTTAACCAAATACATATAATAAGGATAACCAGAAGGTGTTGTACACTTTATACACTGTGAACTATACCTAGAAAGTGTATTTTTAATAAGATCATAATCTTCTATACAACCAAGAGTTTCTTCCCAAGATTCTCTCGTGGCAGTTATTTCCGGATCTGATTTATCTGTAGCTTCACATGCTCCTCCAAAATTTGACCATTTGTTGTCCCAATCTTTTCCGAGAAAAAAATAAGGCGTTTGTTCTATACTTTTAGTATAAAATAATATTCCCGCGCCGTAAATTATATTATTTGTTAGCATTTTATTATTTATCAATTTTGTCTTTAAAATGAATTAAGAAAAAGATTCAATTAAAATGTAATTATACTTATGCGTATATGTCGTTTATAGAGAAGTACAATATCAAATACCCTCTTAATTTATTATTTACTCGTTCCAATGATAACAAAAAAATAAAATCATTTAATTATAATATGAGTGGTTCTGTGCCAAAAATACAGATAGAAACTGAAAATTCTTCTAGGCCTACAGTGCAGATTAAAAATCCCATTAGCGTCAAAGGAATCGACGTCGTCAAGGATTCAGATGATTCAGCATCTGACGCATCTGGCAGTACAATATCAGCTGCGGCTGCCCCGGTAAAGAAAACAAGTCTTAAAAATTTAAAGTCTAAGTCTAAATTTAACGCAGATGATTATCAGAGTTTCGTAAATAATTCTAAGAAAAAAGCGGCGTCGGATTCTGGGTCCGGTTCGGAGTCCTGTTCGGAGTCTGGGTCCGGTTCGGAGTCTGGTTCGGAGACTGGTTCAGAATATTCTGATTATTCCGATTCAAGTGATGGCTCAAATGTTAAAGAAAAGAAAGATCCAAAACAGGAGAAACAAGAAATTCTTATTAAACTACTTGCTCTAGAGAAGAAAGGTGTAGAACTGACTAAGAAATATTCTATGTCATCTAAACTTTCCGATCTGCGGTTTGAATTAGAACTTCACCAGGGTAACATGGAGAAAGAAATGAGTGTAAAATTTCAGCAAAAAATACTAATGGCTGCTGTTACTGGTCTTGAGTTCGCTAATAAAAAATTCGACCCGATTGGAGCAAAATTAGATGGATGGTCAGAATCTGTAATGGACAATTTAGATGATTATGATTCCGTATTTGAAAGACTTCACGAAAAATATAAAACTCGCGCAGAACTTCCACCGGAGTTACAATTGTTGGTAACACTTGCAGGAAGCGCGTTTATGTTCCATGTAACTAAATCATTATTCAGTAGCGCTTTACCGTCTGGTGAAAATGGACTTCAAAATTCAGAAATTATGAAGAATATAGCGGCGGCAATGAGTAATTCATCTGGTCCTCAAACAATGAAACCAAATTCAAAAGAAATATCCGGTCCAAGTATGAATTTGGCTAGTATGATGAGAGATGACGATGATTCCGTGTCTAATAGCACAGTAGAAACTTCTAAAGAAGTTAAAATTAATGAAAAAGGAAAAAGAGCGATTAATATTTAAAAAAAAATAAAATAAAATAATGTATATTATATAAATGGTATTATATTATAATCAAGTTTCGGCGCCTTTAGCTGATACACCCGATCCATCTTTATTATTATTATCAGGTGATTTAGAAAAAGGTTCTAGCAGAACCTACACTATTAATACTCCTCAGACTGGAATATATCAAGAGAATAGGGGTCTTTTAGAAAATTTATCTCAGTCTTTGTTCGGAGAGTCTCTTGAATTACACTCTGTAATGCTTGAAGAAGACTTTTCTAATTTATCTATTGATGAAAAAATGAATTACCTTTTTAAGGCTAATATGAAGCAGGGGCAGGTGGTATCTAAATATATAAGACTCGTGTTATTTGTTCTAATGCTTATTGTTTTTAAGTTATACTTCTAAATTTACTTTTAGTCAATATTTATAACCTTTGTATTTATGTTATTCATAGTGTATCTGGAATTAGTATAGGATAATTTTCTAAACTCTTCTATACTTTTATCCCCACCATATTCCTTTAGTGTCAATATATTAGGAGCACACTTAATTCTAAAGTCTTGTCCAAAAAGAGCCCTATAAAATTGTCCAACAAGGTAACTTTTACTTTCAAAGGATTTATTATTTATACAATAAGACTTCACGCAATTTGGAGAACAAAAATTACCAAATAGTTTATAGCGTTGTAATTTATGACAATAATCTATAGGTAAATAAAATGGTATATTTTTAAATGTATGATGACAATTATAACATCGAATGTCGTTTACACTTTTTTTAGTATTGGTTATGTCAGTTCCTCTATTGTAATGTTTTAAATTCTTTACATTTTCTTTGACGATATCGCAAGTGTCTTCTTCATCGCTTGATAATATTATATTACAATCTTTGTTATTATCTTCTGTGAAAAAGTCCGAGATGTCCATGTTTTCTTCTTTTTCCTTATCATGTACTTGGATATAAAGGTTTCCAAAAGACAATGCGCTACTTGAATAATCTTCCTGAATTTCTTCATCGCGGTCAAAATTAAGCGTATTTTCGTCTTCTTTATCCTGAATATAATTATTCTTGAAAATGGTGGTTTCCCATTTCTTTTTCCTACCTCTTTTCTTCTTAACCGGTTCTTCTGAAACAACCCATTTTACTTCTTGAGGTTCTTTTTTTTTTCGTCCCCTTTTCTTAACAGTTTCTTCCATTAATTGACTTAAAGAAACCTTTTATTAAAAAGAATAAATGTTTGCTTTATATACTTTTACTTTTATAGGTCTGCTTACATACATATTGAATAAAGCTTATAATTATGTGAATCCTTATAAGACATTTGAAGACAAATACGTCCACGATGAGTACAAATTACTGTGTTATCGTGTATTTTTTGAAGACGGTTCTGAAATTATTGAATCGGAACTAACAGACGAACAAGTTTCGGAAATGGAAACCGATGAAACTAAAATTAAATGCATTATAATCGAGTACATGTTTAATGGAGAATTTATGAAGTATATTACTTATACAAAAGACATTAGATTTCCTATTTATCCATTTGACATCGCTCCTACAAAGTATCCATATTACCCAGAGGTAGTAATTCTAAATGGAATGGATATTACAAAGTACATTCAGCCTTGGTTGGGACCATATTGTAATTTTTACAACGACCGCGAAGAGCCAATTAAGCTTGAAGATGCCCTGATGGATCACCCAGATTATGAAGACATTGATTTTAACAATGGTACACTTTTGATGCTTTCAAATGAAACACCTTTAAATGGTAGAAAGTGTATCACTAAACCACTCCCCTGTAAACTCCTTTGGAAGCGACATGCAGCGGTAGATCCCAGAGATGAACATCTTTTGGAAAATTAAATTAAATTAAAGTGAATGTATTTAAAAAACAGATTTATTAAATCTAAATAATGACAGACAAAACTAAAGAACCTGTATTATTTAGATTTAAAACCGTGCAGACAAATGCTATAAGAATTCTTTTCGAGTCTCTTAAAAATATTCTTTCAGACGTAAATTTCAAAGCAGACTCCACTGGTCTTAAACTTACAACAATAGATGGAACTAATAGTGCCATTGTCAATTTATTTCTTCAAAAAGAGAAATTTGAAGAATACATTTGTAATAAAGTTACTAATATCGGTGTAAATCTGCTGTCTATTTTTAAAATTTTGAAAGGTATTAAACACGCAGATACTATATCGTTTACTATATATCAAAATGAAGATGGGCACATGTACATCCAATGTGAAAATAGTGAAAAAAGGTCAAAAATATCTACAAAAATTAAACTTCTTGATATGGACGAAAAAATTTATAAAATACCAGATATACGTTTTAATAGTTACATAACAATGCCAAGTTCTGATTTTCAGACTTACATTTCAGATCTTTCTAACATTTCAAATGAAATACATTTTACATACAACAAAGCTCTTAAACTGAGAGCTATAGGAGATTTTGCCGATCAGAGTATCATAATTAATGAAACAAATGATAATTCTGTGGCGGAAGAACAATACGGTGTATACAATACCAAATACATTCTACTATTTACTAAATGTACTAATTTGTGTAGTACAGTTGAAATTTATCTAAAAACAGGATACCCTTTGACTATTTTATACAACGTAGCAAATTTGGGGCAGATTAAATATTGTCTTGCTCCAAAACAAACTTAATTTTCAGAGTCTATAACATCAACGTCATTTTGAGATATACAAAATTTACATTTATATTTATAATAATTTTTTAGAAATATGTCTTTAACTCTTATAAATACAGTCTTAATTAAATAAGAATTCTTAACCAGATTTAATACAATTTCAAGTTTTTCATGATCGATTTCTACATTGTATTTCTTAGTTAATATTTCGTCTATACATAATATAATTATTTTTTCAAAGTCTTTTGATTGGAAATTTTTGATGTATTTCTTATTTGTATTTAAAAATTCTATAATTTTAAGCACTATCTTTGAGTAATCTAATTCTTCATCTGTAAATACCTGATAAAGACCATTATGTCTTAAACGGTTTAATAATTTGATATAATAGTCTTTATTTCTTAAATTTATAATATCTTCTTTAATATTCATTTAGTTTATACATTACAATTTAATTTAATTTAATTTAATAAATT